CCGAGCGTTTGTGCTAGAGGCGTTCAAATTGCAGCCGACCGGGGACTATCACTACCCGTTCGCGCCCAATCAACTGCGCCACCTTGTCGCCCGAGCGGTCGAGGCCGAGCGGGAGGCGTGTGCGCGGGTGTGCGAGAACGGATTGACGATTGCGTCGAGCATGACTGCTTTGGATGACATGGAAATGTGGGGCGAGAAGTTTGCCGCCGCCATCCGTGCGAGGGGGAGCGATGGAACAGCCACCTGACTTCGGCCCGTTGTTCCGGTTGCTGCGCGATGCGCTCATCGTGATGCTGGCAATCTTGTTGTTCTGCGCGCTGCTGCTGAAGGTTGTGTTACATGACCCGCACCTGTAAGCAATGCAACCAAAAGTTCGCGGGCGCGTCGAGCATCCTCCAGCATCGACTCGGCGCGTGTGGTGGCGAGGAACTGCTGAAGGCGCGCGGGTGGGTCAAGACGCGCGCGGGGTGGGTGTCGCCGCAGCGCGCAGCGCACGATAAACGCCGTGGAGTTTGAACGGCTGATGAAAAACCGGGACGCGCCACATATCGACTACGGCGCGTTTCTTGGGTTGCTGCCGAACAATCCGAAAATCACGCCGTGCAACATCGACGGTATCATTGAGAGGAGGGGAAAATTCCTCGTCCTCGAATGGAAGCGCGAGAAGGAGCCGATGTCCGAAGGGCTGCGCCGAACGCTACAGGCACTTGCAGGGACTACGGGTTTTCAAGTTTGGGTAGTGCGCGGCGATACGGACAACGGGCTACGCATCGGACGGTTTTACTCGGTGTTACCTTTCGGCAAACCAAAGTTGTTAGGTGAAGGCGTGGATGAGTTCATTGCGGTGTACCGACTGTGGTATGAGTACGCCGACGGGTCTTTCTGATGCGCTACGCCGCACGCCGGGATGCTAACGATGCCGCCATCACCGCAGCCGTGCGTAAGGCAGGGTTCACCGTGTACGACTTGGGACAGGCGGGGCAGGGTGTACCCGACAAACTGGTCACGGCTCCGGGCTTCGCGGCCTTCCTCGAAATTAAGACTTTGGGTGGGCAACTGCGAAGGGGTCAGGAACGCTTTCAGATGGCGTTTGAGCCGCTCAACCAATGGTATCTGGCCCGTGACCCTGCCGAGACGGTCGCGTGGCTTCAGGCGCGGCTGACGACGACCCAGAAGCCTTGACCCATCAACTGGTGGTGCTGGAGGTGGTGGATGTGGAACCGTTCGCAGAGCCGGGGGAGCCACCAGCGGGCGCTTTCTTGGATAAGGTGGGCGTTGCGCCCATCCGGCAGCACCTTGCCCGCCGGGCCTGTATGGATGGACAGGAACCCCAACCGGGGCATGATACGGGCGAGGTCATCCAGCACGGCATCCAGACGGTCGGGTTCGATGTGCTCTAGCACATCAATGCAGCACACGAGGTCGGCTTCCTGCGGGTCGCCGTACTCGGGGAAGGCAGGGTCGTAGGGGCGGTAGTCGAAAGCCAGCCCTGCGGCCTGTAGGGCGGTCTGGAGGTGCTTCTTCCCGGCCCCGTAGTCGCTGATTGACCGGACGGCGTTATCCACAGCCAATTTAGCCACAAGGGGCGCAAAGGTGAGGGAGGCTACCCCGTAAGCAGGATTTGTGTGCAGTTCGACCTGCTGCGCCCGGTAGGCGTCGGAAATGGTGTCCATACCCCCAGTTTACCCCGGCTAAAAAAAGTTGGGGGGGGGGGTTGACGGGTAGGGCATGAAGCCCTAATCTACCCCCATGCCAGCAACGGCTGGCTCCACAGACAGGAGCAACGACATGAACAACCTCATCCCCGGCAAGTCCCGCCCCCTGAATTCGCGCCAAGCCGAGCAGCACGAATTTGGAATTGTGGACAAGCGCGGTCGCTCGATTGGTGCTGTCATCTACCGCTTTTCGGTGGAGGTCATCAAAACTGATGACCGCAGCGGTTACGATGTGCGCTTGTATCGTGAAAACCAATTCGGTACGCAGTATGTGTTTTGTTTCCACGCGACTCGCGACGGTATTCACTTCGGCGGCGGCAAGCCCGACCAATGGTTTGCCACCGAAGCCGAGCGCGAAGATGGCATTCGCAAGTACCTGCAAAACGCCAAAGCCCGCGCCGTTAAAGCCGCCTAACCTAACCTCGGCGGGGGACTGCCACCCCGCCGCCTTCCACAGACAGGAGATACGACATGAACATTTCCAACGCGACCGACGACCAAATCGCCCAGTTGATGGGCGACATCGCCACCGACCACGACGGTCGCGTGATGCGCCAGATTCTGACTGCGCTCGATTTTGTGGACACCCGCGATGTGTCTGACAGCCTCTGGATGGAATTGCTGTCCATCGTGGACTGTGTCACGACCCCGAGTGTCGGCCCCACCTACGAGGTCGATGTAATCATGGCTGACCCCGAGACGGGTCGGTGGTACACCACCCCCGTGTGCGTCGGCAGGGTGTCCCGCGACGAGTGGGACTTAATGACTGACACCGACACCGTCCACTACGACATTTACGAGACGCGGGGCGAAGACGGCGTGACCACCGTCACCCGCGCAATCGCGGTGGTGCAAGGAGCCGCATGACCGCCACCGCCTTCCGTGCCGCGCTCGCCCTCGCTGGACTCACACAGCGAGGTGCAGCGCGTGCGCTTGAAATCAACGAGCGCACGGTGCGCCGATACTGCGCGGGACACCCTGTGCCTCGCGTGGTCTGGCTTGCGCTAGAGAGGCTTGCAACGCGCCCGTGAGGGGTCTAGAGTCATGGTATCCTCATGGGGGACGCTATGGCTTCGCACGAAAAAAACGCCGCGTTGTTTGTCGGAACGATGCTGCACAGCGCGACCGTCACGCACCTCCAGCACCTTGCCACGAAGTCCTATGCCGCCCATCAGGCGTTGGGCGAGTATTACGATGCCATCCCCGACCTCGTAGACGCATACGCCGAGGCGTATCAAGGCCGCTACGGCATCATCACGGGCTACGATGTTGAGTTCCACAAGAACCGCGACCCGAAGGCGTATGTCAGAGGGCTGCTGACCTTCCTCGACGAAATCAAGCCCGCGCTCCCGAAGGACAGCGACCTCGTTAACCTGTTCGACGCCGTGGTCGATGCGGTGACGAGCCTCAAGTACAAGTTGGAGAACTTAAGTTAACTATGGCGAAGCCGTCACGGATTGCTGCCGCGCTCCAGTACCTTCAGCAGATGCGCGACCGTGCCGCCGAGTTTGGCGGTGGGGTGGTCGATACCCTTTCAGACCGCGCACGGGATGTCGGTGGACTCGCTTACGAAGCCTTGACGAGCGACCCCAACATCGGGCGCATGACCACCGCCGAGTTCTCCCAAGCCGCAGACCGCCCTACGCCGCGCCTAGACGCGATGGGGCGTGGAGCCGTGGAGTTGGGTAGGGCTGTCCTCACGCAGCCCGTAGAGACGGGCAAGGCCGTTGTACGCGGTGAGATTGAGCGGGCGCGTGGTGCGATGGAAAGCCCCCGAGCGATGGGGCAGTACGCGGGTGAGTTCGTCAACCCGCTGCGCCTTGCCGCTGCGCTGCGCCGTGGGCCGATGGCGCAAATGGGGGATGTCGTTGACACCAGCACGAAGGTAAAACCCGAAAACGAGGATATTGCACAGGCGTTGGAATTGCCTCCGACCGAAATGCCAAGCAGTCCTTTAATGTCATTTACTGAACGCAAAACGGCAGTAGGCCGCACCGCTTTAAAGAATCTGCATAAAGAACGAGGGGTGGAATATAAGGATTGGTCGTTTGAGCGCGGCGGGGCGCACACTCCTGCTGGCCCTAACTCCGGTTCACCGGCATTTGATGTGACGATGAATGGCACTTACCCCGATGATTTTTATGGGGTGAACGGGCTTCGATATTATGGAACCGGTTACGATGCTTTGGACTCTGACGCCTATTCAACCTTGAGCCGTTTAGCAGGCAGGCCAAACGCTACCGTAACGGTGTATCGAGCCGTCGAAAAAGATGCGGAAGGAAAAATCAACCCCGGCGATTGGGTAACGACAAGCCGCGCTTACGCAAAAGAACATGGACAAAACGCGTTAAACAACAATTTTAAAATTGTCAAAAGCACGGTGAAAGCAAGCGATATTTGGACTTCTGGAGACTCCATGTTGGAGTGGGGTTATCACCCACAAGAGTCGTTGCCTGAAATCAGATGGCGGTAATTGTGAGAACGAGCAGTCAAACAACGCGGTGAACAACGGTAAACTGCCGACATGGTTAACACAGGTTCTTTTAAAAAAGGCAAGAAAGGTGGCCCCGGCAGACCGAAGGGTGTGCCTAACGAGTCAACGCAACTGGCGAGAGAGGCCATAGCGCGATTCGTAGACGGCAACGCAGGTCGATTGCAGGGTTGGCTGGACGAGATACACGCCGAGAAGGGCGCAGAGGCGGCGTTTAAGTGCTTCAGCGACCTGCTCGAATACCATGTGCCGAAACTCGCCAGACACGAACACAGCGGGCCAGACGGCAAAGAGCAGCAGATGGTCATACGGTGGGGCAATCCGGTTGGCTGACATCTGCCTGCCCTATAGCCCGCGCAGTGCCTTCCTGCCGTTCCACGACCGCACGAAGCGGTGGGCCTGTCTCGTCGCCCACCGTCGCGCTGGCAAGACCGTAGCCGCCGTCAACGACATCATCAGGGCAGCGGTGATGTACAGGGGGGCGAATGGCCTGTTCGGGTATGTCGCGCCGTATCAGAACCAAGCCCGCCGCATCGCGTGGGACTACTTCAAGTACTACGCCCAACCGCTCGTTAGCGACATCAACGAGCAGATGATGACCATCACGCTTGTTAACGGGGCGAAGGTCAGCCTCTTCGGCGCAGACAACGCAGACGCCATGCGTGGCCTCGGCTTCAGCGGCATTTACCTTGACGAGTACGGGGACTTCAAGCCCTCGGTGTTCGGCAATGTGATACGCCCCGCGCTCTCCGATAAACAGGGCTGGGCGGTGTTCGCCGGAACCCCAAAGGGCAAGAACCAGTTTTGGGACATCTACGAGACGGCTCGGCGCATCCCCGACGAGTGGTTTGTCCTGCGCCTCCCGGCGAGCGAGTCGGGCCTATTGCCGCAGAGTGAACTCAACGCAGCAAAGGCGCAGTTGAGTGAGGACCAGTACCTCCAAGAGTACGAGTGCAGTTTCGAGGCGGCGATTCTCGGGGCGTTCTACGGCACGGAACTGCGTCTCGCAGAGCCGCGCATCAACGAGCGCGTGGTCTATGACCCCGAATTCCCCGTCTACACCGCGTGGGACTTGGGCTACCGCGATGACACCGCTATCTGGTGGTATCAGGTCGTGGGCGGCGAAGTGCGCTGCATCGACTTCTACGCCGTCTCGGGCGCAGACATTCGCGCTATCGCCGAAGTGGTCGTTAACAAAGGTTACCGTTACGGTAAGCACTATCTGCCGCATGACGCGCGCGCGAAGTCGCTTCAGACGGGGCGCAGCATCGTTGAGCAGTTGGCCGACCACCTCGGCATCGGTCACTTATCCGTGGTGCCGAACATCGGGTTGCAGGACGGCATCCAAGCGGTGCGTCAGATGCTCCCGCGCACATGGTTCAACTCCGTGCGCTGCGGCGATGGGGTAGAGGCTTTACGCCAATACCAACGAGAGTATGATGAGGACAAGAAAGCGTTTAGGGCATCACCCCGACATGACTGGACATCGCACCCTGCTGACGCTTTCCGAATGTTGGCGGTTGCGTGGCGGCAGGAGCCTGCCGCGCAGAAGCCGCTGGAGAGCAAGGTGCTTATCGTTGGGCCGCAAAATCAGGTCACGCTCAACGATATGTGGCAAGTACACGACCGAAGCGTCTCTAGGAGGGCGCGCATATGAGTGGCGTTAATCTTCCGTATCAGTATCCCTACGAGACGGTGGCGGCTGGACAGACGGCGCAAGTGCTTGGCACCAACGGCGCGGTGAACGACTACTTGCACCGCATCATCGTCACGGTGTCGGCTACGGCATCGTCCACCGTCAGCATCATTGACGGCAGCACGACCGTGCTGGACATCCCGGCTAACACGCCAGTCGGCGTTTACAGCCTTGAACTCAACCTCAACGCGGCCACCGGCCCGTGGAAAGTGACGACGGGGGCGGGCGCTGCCGTGCTGGCGGTCGGCCTGTTCAGCAAGTGAGAAAGGCTGGACTCTACGCCAACATCCTAGCCAAGCAGGAGCGCATCAAGGCTGGCTCCGGCGAGAGGATGCGTAAGCCCGGTGACCCCGGTGCGCCGACCGCAAAGGCGTTTCGTGAGTCTGCGAAAACGGCTAAACCTGAGAAAAAGGGTTACTGATGAGCGCAGCATGGCAGCGTAAGGAAGGCAAGAACCCAAAGGGTGGCCTCAACGCCGCTGGCCGCGCATCGTACAAGCGTGAGACGGGCGGCACGTTGAAGCCCCCGGTCAAGAAGGGTGACAACCCGCGCCGTGCATCGTTCCTCGCACGCATGGGCAACATGGCTGGACCGATGGAAAAGAACGGCAAGCCGACCCGCCTCGCCCTCGCGCTACGTGCGTGGGGTGCGTCGAGCAAGGAAGATGCGAAGGCGAAGGCCCGAGCCATCTCTGCGCGCAACAAGAAGGACTAACAGATGGACGAGCGCGTCAGCCAAGAACTTGAGAAGTACCTGCGCGCTGTAGGTACCTACGACAACGAGTTTGCCAAGTGGCAGGCGCGCGTCAAGAAACTCGTCAAGCGATACCGTGACGACACGCGTGGGCCGTCGGGCAACGTGACGGCCAAGTTCAACATTTTGTGGAGCAACGTCCAGACGTTGATTCCTGCCGTCTACGCCAAACTGCCGAAGGCCGATGTGCAACGCCGCTTCGGTGACAACGACCCCGTGGGCCGCGTGGCATCGCGTCTCATTGAACGCGCCATCGACTTTGAGATAGAACACTTCCCCGACTTCCGCTCGACCATGCGCTACGATGTCGAGGACAGGTTCTTGGGCGGTCGCGGCACGGCGTGGGTGCGCTACGAACCCCATGTCGCCCCCATCGGGGAGGGCGATGACGGCGTTCTCATCACCTCGGACATCGAAGAGGGCGAAGGCGCACCGCAACCGCTTGAGCAGATTGAGTACGAGCGCGCCCCGGTCGATTACGTCCATTGGAAGGATTTTGGACACTCGCAGGGCCGCACTTGGGAAGAGGTGGGTCAGGTATGGCGCTGGGTCTACATGACCCGTGAGGCGCTTGTGGAGCGTTTCGGCGCAGAGATGGCGCGCCAGATACCGACCGACCAAGGCCCGGAGACGCTGAACGCCTACCGCGACAGCAAACGGCAATACAACCTCGCCAAAGTGTGCGAACTCTGGGACAAGGAGACGCTGAAGGTCTACTGGTTCTGCAAGGGGATGCCGCACTTCATCGACGTGCGCGACGACCCGCTTGGGCTGGAAGGGTTTTTCCCCTGCCCGAAGCCGCTGTACGCCACAACGACCTCGGACAACCTCGTTCCCGTCCCCGACTTCGTGCTGTACCAAGACCAAGCGATGGAGTTGGACATCCTGTCTGACCGCATCGACGGGTTGGTGAAGGCTCTGCGCGTGCGCGGCGTGTATGACGCATCGCAGCCCGCCCTTCAGCGGCTGATGACGGAGGGCGACAACAACGCCCTTATCCCGGTGGACAAGTGGGCGGCGTTCGGTGAGAAGGGTGGCCTCAAGGGCAGCATTGACCTGTTGCCGCTCGACACCATCGCCCAAGCCCTCGTCCAATGCTATCAGGCGCGTGCCGACATCAAGGGCCAGATATACGAAATCACGGGTATCGCGGACATTATCCGTGGGCAGTCGGCCCCCTCAGAGACGGCGACGGCGCAGCAAATCAAGGGCCAGTACGCGGGCCTGCGGCTGCGCTCCATGCAGGAGGATGTCGCGCTTTTTGCGACGGAACTCATCCGGCTGAAGGCGCAGGTCATGTGTACGCGGTATCAGCCGCAGACCATCCTTGCCTACGCCGCCGCCGAGCAGATGTCGGACGCGGACAAGCAACTCATCCCGCAAGCCTTGCAACTCATCCGTGACAAGCCGCTGCGGAACTTCCGCATCGACATCGCCGCCGATAGCCTTGTCCAGATTGACGAGGCGCAGGAGAAGCAGGACAGGATGCAGTTCCTGCAAGCCTTCGGCGGTTTTTTGCAGCAGGCGCTGCCGGTTGGCCAAGCCTCGCCGGAACTCGTGCCGGTGATGATGGACTTGCTCAAGTACGGCGTGCAGGCGTTCAAGGCGGCGCGTCCGCTGGAGGGTACGATTGACGCTGCCGTTGAGCAGTTGAAAGTAGTGGCGGGTCAGCCGCGTGAGAACCCCGAGATGCAACGGGCGCAGATGGAGGCGCAGATTGAGCAGGCCAAGTTGCAGCAGTCCGCGCAGATTGAGTCGCTCAAGGCGCAGAACGACCGGCAATTGGAACAGATGCGACAGCAGTTTGAGGCGCAACTTGCACAGCAGAAAATCGCCGCCGAGCAGCAGATGGCGAAGTACAAGGCCGACTTGGACGCTGCCACAAAGGTCATGGTTGCCCGCATCGCCGCCAACCCCGGCCTCGACATCCCCGCATTGGAGCAGCAGCAAGCCGTCACCGAGCGCGTCATGCAGGACATGGGCGGCGAGGTGAGACAGGCCATGCAGAACCTCGTTGCGCTCTACGGTCAGATGGCCTCGTCCAACGACGAGAACATGAGGGGCGTGCGTTCTGCCCTTGCCACGCTGACCGCCCCAAAGCGCATCGTGCGCGGGCCTGACGGTCGTGCGGTGGGCGTGGAGGCGGTGCAGCAGACCCTTGAACTGGAGCCGCGCCTGCAATGATTACGACCACCAAAGGGCTGATGGACGAAACGCTCTTGGAGAAGCGCGAGGGCGTGGTGGACAACGAACACGAACACACCCGCTGGGTGGAATACTGGCATGAGGGCGAGTTGGTGCATCGGTCTGTCCATGTTCACCTCAAGCAAGTCCCAGCCCTGTTTGGCGAAACGGAGAAATTCTGATGCCTAACTCGCAGGCGATGTGTACTTCGTTCAAGGTGGAACTTCTCGGCGGTGTCCACGCCATCGGCACGCCCCCGACGCGCGCGACGACCGCGAAGGATTCGTTCAAGGCTGCGCTGTACGAGGCAACCGCCAGCCTCGGGGCGGCTACGACCGCGTATAACGCCTCTGGAGAGGTGTCGGGCGCGGGGTACAGCGCGGGTGGCATCGCGGTCACAAACGCCATATCGCCGTCCTCAAGCGGAACCACGGCGTATTGGACGCCCTCTGCCTCGTTCACCTACTCGGGGGTGACCCTGACGACGGCGTTTGATGCGGTTTTGGTTTACAACAGCACGCAGAGCAACAAGGCGGTCGCGGTTTACACCTTCGGGTCGCAGACGGTGACGGCGGGCAACTTCATTTTGACGATGCCGACCAACGACTCGTCCACCGCGCTGCTGCGGATTGTGTGATGAGCCGTGGCGAAGGGGCCGTGGAACACAGGTACATGGGATGACGCGCAATGGGACAGTCTCCCGGTTACAAGCGTCACCGCAACCGGGGTCATTGGAAATCAGACCAATTCGGTCGAGGTTGCCCTTTCCGGTGTGGGAGCATCTGGCGCGACAGGTGCTGTCGGCCTTCAAGGAGAGGTTGCGCTTACCGGGGTGGAAGCGACCGGAACCACCGGAACCCTCACAGCCTCTGTCGTCCCCATCGTCGTCATCGATGACTCCCACGAAGGCGACAAGACGCGCAAGAAGCGGTGGGAAGCGGAGCAAGAAAAGCGCGAAAAGCGCAAGCAAGAGTTAATCGCGGTTTACGAGCAACTGCACGAAGCACGACCGGAGATTGCCGAAAGGATTGTTGAACCGCATTTAACTGTTAACATCGCACAGCCCACAATTAATTGGGACGCGCTGTTAACGGACATCGACAGGGTAGAGAGACTGATGCGAGAGCATCAGGAGATGGACGACGAGGAAGTGTTGTTGTTGCTATGAAGCGGACTTATGTGATGGTAGACGGCGAGTTTGTGGAGCGCACGCGTGACAAACGCGGGCGGTATCACTATGTCGTGCCTGACATTGCGCCGTACAAGTCGATGATTGACGGGCGCATGATTACCTCTCGCTCGCAGCATCGCCGTCATCTCAAGGCCAACGGCTGCATTGAGGTCGGTAACGAGGACCCGACCAAATTCGTGAGCAAGCCCAAGCCGAAGAACAGCCGAGTAGATGTGTTGCGCCACCAGTTGGCGAACATGACGCACTCGGATGCCAACAAGTTGTTGTCGCGGTTGCGCGATGAAATCCGATTTACCCACGACCCCCACAGGAGACGGTAATGGAACAAGCCCCACAGGCAGAGACGCTCGACCGCAAGGAGTTGCTTGAACAGCAATTTGAGCAGGCCGACGAAACCCCCACACAAGGACGCGACGAGCAGGGGCGCTTTGCCCAGAAGCAGGTCGTAGAGCAGCCCGCAGAACCCGTCGAAGAACCCGTGTGGCGTAAGCCGCCTGCCTCATGGAAGAAGGAATACCACGAGTATTGGGCGAAGGCTGACCCCAAGATTCAGGAATACGCTTGGCAGCGCGAGGAACAGATGAAGCGCGGCGTAGAGCCGCTGCTCTCGAAGGCGCAGTTTGCCGATGCGATGAATCAGGCGTTGGAGCCGTATCTGCCGACGATACAGGGGCTGGGATTGAAGCCCGAGCAGGCCGTCGCCGCGCTCGCGCAGGCCGACTACACGCTGCGTACCAGCCCCCCGGCGCAGAGGATGCAGTATCTGGTGCAGTTGGCTGCGTCTTACGGCATCAACCTTAACCAGATGATGCAGGGTGGTCAGCAGACCGCCCAACCGTCCATCGACCCGATGGTGTATCAGTTGCAGAACGAACTGAACACCGTCCGTGGCGAGGTCATGGGATGGAAGCAACAGCAGGAGATGGCTGAAAACCAGAACCTGCTGAACGAAATCAACAGTTTTTCGATGAAGGCCGAGTACTTTGAGGAAGCGCGTCCGACGATGATTCAGTTGCTCCAATCTGGGGTATCTGAAACGCTGGAGGACGCTTACGAAAAAGCGATTCGGCTTGATTCAGAGTTGTTTGACAAGGTGCAGTCGGCCCGACAGGCAGAGACTGTACAGCGTCAGGCAACGGAGAAGAACCGGGCAGCGAAAGCCGCTCGAGCAGCAGCGGTCAGCGTCAGAGGTTCCACACCCGGAACTAACACGGCTCCCAAAGCGCATAGTCGCCGCTCAATGCTGGAGGAAGCGTTTGAAGAATCCAGTTCGCGGTTGTAACCAACTGATAAGGAGTTAATCAAATGGCTTTTGCCAATTCCTCTATCAGCGACATCATCGCTACCAACATCCAGAGCCGTAGCGGTGAACTCGCTGACAACGTGACGAACAACAATGCGTTGCTTCGTCGGCTGAAGGAGCGCGGGAACGTCAAGACGTTCTCCGGCGGTAACGTCATCCTTCAGGAAATCATGTACAACGATGCGACCACAAACAACACCAACTCGTACTCCGGGTACGAGGTGTTGAACGTCGGTCAGAACTCGCCCATCTCGGCGGCGCAGTTCAGCATCACGCAGTACGCGTCTGCTGTGTCCATCTCGGGTCTGGAGATGATTCAGAACTCGGGTAAGGAAGCCATCATCGACCTGCTCGACGGTCGTATGGAGGTTGCCGAGGCGCAACTGGCGAACCGCATCAGCGGTGACCTGTACGGCGATGGCACGGGCAACGCGGGCAAGAACCTGACGGGTCTTGCTGCGGCTGTGCCGGACAGCCCCTCGACTGGCACTTACGGCGGCATCAACCGTCAGGTGTGGTCGTTCTGGCGTTCGGTGGCCTACTCGGCAACGGGCGACGGCACGGGTGCTGTCACCAGCAGCAACATCCAAGGCTACATGGATGCGGTTGCGGTGCAGTTGATTCGTGGCACGGACAAGCCTGACCTCATCGTTGCGGACAACAACTACTACAAGTTCTACCTCCAGAGCCTTCAGGCCATCCAGCGCATCACGGACTCCGGTTCGGGCATGGCTGGCGCTGGCTTCGCCTCGCTGAAGTACTTCGGCGCGGGCATGGCCTCGGATGTGGTGCTTGATGGTGGTATCGGTTCGTCGTCGTACAACAGCGGCACGGGCAATGCCAACCATATGTGGTTCCTCAACACCAAGTACCTGATGTTCCGCCCGCACAAGGACAGAAACTTTGTCCCGATTGGCGGCGACCGTCAGGCTGTCAACCAAGACGCTATCGTGAAACTGATTGGTTGGGCGGGTAACCTCACCTCGTCCGGCCCGCAGTTCTGCGGTGTGCTTATCAACTGATAGGGGATACGAAAATGCCAGTTATCGTTAATGGGTTCGCGTACCCCTCCCTCACCGATACGCAGACTACGGCTGCTATCAATGTGGGTACGGTTGTCACGCTGGATGACGGCGGCACGGCGGTGTATGTCCGCGCTGCCTCTGCCATCTCGCAGTACAACGCTGTGTGCATCCCCAACACCAACATCGCCACGAACGCGACCACCGCGCGTGTTGCCGAAACCAAGCGTGTCGGCTTCGCGCAGGTGTCCATCGCCTCGGGCGACTACGGTTGGGTGCATACGGGCGGCAAGGTTCGCGTGAATGTGTCGGCTTCCTGCCTCCCGGCGGTCGCCCTCTACACCACGACGACCGAAGGCCGTCTGGACGACGCTACGGTGTCGGGTGCATTGGTTGCGGGTGTGGTCACGGAACTGACCGCCTCTGCCACCTCTGCCATGACCGCCGTGGCGGCGTGGACAATGGTTATCCCGGTTCCGTCCAACGCGACCCCGTAACCATGCAAAAACTGGAACTCACGGTGCGGGCGGCTGGCGAGCCGGAGGAACTCTGTTCCAACATTCGCTCGTCGCTTGCCCGTGGGTTGCCAGAGTTGGCCCCCGCTCTCTGCACGCACGATGGAACATTCGTGTGTGTGGCGAGTGGGTGGTCAATGCCCAACTTCGTTGAGGAGATACGGGCAGAGCGCAAGGCGGGTCGCCCTATCGTCGCTGTAAAGGCCGCACACGACTTCCTGTGCGAGAACGGCATAGAGCCTGACCTGTGGGTCAACCTCGACCCCCGTGACCGCACAAGCGGTATACAGCGGCACAACGCGCACACGACCTACATGGTCGCCTCGCGCTGCCCCCCGGTCACTTTCGACACGCTGAAAGAGCGCAAAGTGGTGCTGTGGCACTCATGGTCGGAGGGGCCGGAACTAAAAGCCCTTGGTGCGGGCAAGTTGGCGGTAGGCGGCGGCACAACCTCGGGGATGCGTGCCATCAACATCGGTTACCTGCTCGGGTTCCGCAAGTTCGTGCTGTACGGCTACGACAGTTGCAACCGCGCGGACGGCATCAAGCGGTTTACGGGCGAAAAAACAGGCCCGACAATGGATGTGTACATCGGCGCAGAGAAGCGCAAATTCACTTGCAACGCCGCAATGGCGCAGCAGGCAAACGAGTTCCAGATGATTTACACCGTGATGCCCGAAATTACGGTGGAGGCCAAAGGGCCGGGGTTGATTGCCGCCATTATCGAAGAACGCCGCAAGATGGCGATGGCGGCTTGAGATGGCGATACCCTCACGGGTGTTGGGCGCAGGCGTAGACAGCCTCAAGACCGTCTCCATCTGCGGGGACGGTATTAGCACCGCGACCGCCGCCGGAACCTCGGCAGGCAATGCGCTGCAATTGACCTATGTTTACACCAATGTCACGAGCGCAGCGGTTGGCACGGGCGTAAGGCTACCTCCGACCGAGATGGGCGAGACGGTCATCGTCAAGAACAGCACCGCCAACCCCATCACGGTGTACCCGTATGACGCGGGCAGCAGCATCAACAACGCAGGCTTCGGCACAATCAACGCCGACTGCTCGGCCATGTTCTTTGCCGTCAGCAACACGCTCTGGGAAGAGTTGCAGGGCTTTGGGCGGTCTGTCCCCATCCTGCACTACGGGTCGTTTTCGGACACGACTTTGCAGGTTGCAGCGTCCATCAACACCGCCTACGGGATGACCTTTAACACCACCGATAGCAGCAACGGTGTGTCTATCGGTTCGCCCTCGTCGCGGCTCGTTGTTGATAATCAAGGCGTTTACAACGTCCAGTTCTCGGCGCAACTTGACCAAACTTCGGGCGGCACGGTTAACATCTACATCTGGCTGCGTAAGAACGGCGTTGACGTTCCCAACAGCGCCAGCACCGTTGCATTGCAAGGAACTGCCTCAAGACTTGTTGCGGCGTGGAACTTCATCATCCAGTTGGAACCCACAAACTATGTCGAATTGATGTGGGCAACGGACAATACCAACGCTAGAATCCTTGCAGCCAGTTCTACAAGCGTCTGGCCTGCGATTCCTTCGGTCATTGCGACCGTAACACAGGTCAACAACCTGTGATTCTTCCCCCCTCCCCACAGGAGTAACGACGATGCCTTTGGACAGCGATATTTTCAACGCAGACGAGCAACTCCAAGTCGAGTTCTACATTGCAAAGGATGTAGACCCGAAGTGGGATGGCAAGCCGTTTGTGCGTATCAACATCCCCGGCGACAAGACGACCATCATCGAACAGCCGATGACAGAGGAACACAAGAAGCGGTTTCCGCGTCAGTACCTCTATTTTCAGATGAAGCAGAACGAGCAGGACGCGCCTGCGGTCGGCACTTCGCTCGACATCTGGTTTGCCGAAGGCAACGGCGACATCAACCGTGGACACATTGAGGAACTTCGCATCCTGAAGTTCCAGACCGTAGAGCAGATTGCCAGCGCATCCGACGCGCAATTGCAGCGCATCGGCATGGGCGGCGTTGGTCTGCGGGAGAAGGCAAAGGCGTTCCTTGCTCGGCGCAATCGCTCCGAGACGGAGAACCAACTCGAAGAAACCCAAAAGCAACTGGCTGAACTTCAGGCACAGATGGCTGCGCTCATGGCGCGCAAGCCGGGTCGCCCGAAGCGAGTGCCAGCCGTGGAGTAACGCATGAGTACCACAACCATGTTGGCGTTGGTTCAGCAGGTCACCGCTGAACTGGGTTTGCCCATCCCCTCGACGGTCGCGGGAAACCCCAATCAGGATGTGGTACAGATTCTTGCCCTGATGAACGCCTCGGGGTACGAGTTGATGCGGCGTGCTGACTGGCGCGAACTGACCAAGCAGCACACCTTCTACACCGAAGCCATCAGCACCACGGGGACATGGACGACCTCGGCGTATGCCATCACCGGCATCCCTGACACCTCGTCCATCGACTCGACCTATCAGGTGCAGGGTGTCGGTATTCCCAACGCCACCTATGTAACGGGCGTGCTGTCGCCGTCGTCCGTGTCCATCAACTACGAGCCGACCGAAGCGCAGGTCAACGGCAACCTGATATTCCAAAAGGTCAAGTACGCGCTGCCCTCGGACTACTACAGCAGCGTCAACCGCACGCATTGGGACAAGAGCAAACGGTGGGAGATGCTCGGCCCCGAGTCGGCGCAGCAATGGGAGTGGCTGCTGTCGGGTTACATCTCGACAGGCCCGCGTATCCGCTATCGGCTGCTCGGCAAGTACTTTCAGATTTGGCCCGGCATGAACGCGGGTGAACTGCTCGGCTTTGAGTATCGCAGCAACGCATGGGCCGAGAGCGCGGCGGGTGCTGCCAAGACCTCGTTTACGGCAGACACCGACACTTGCATCTATCCCGACCGCGTAATGGTGCTGTCCACCAAACTCAAGTACTTTGAGGCTAAGGGTTTCGACACGACCGCCCTTTTCCGTGACTACCTTGCGGAACTGGAAACGGCTATCGCGCAGGACACGGGTGCTGCCAACTTGTCCTTTGCCCCGCGCCCCGGCACGGTGCTTATCGGCTACGACAACATCCCTGACTCGGGCTACGGGTACGAAAACTGATGGCTGTTGCCCGTCGCAAGTTGGTTCAGCGCGCTGCGGCCAATGTCGCCAGCCTGCCCGCGCCTGTAGGCGGGTGGAACGCGCGCGACTCGCTTGCGAACATGGCCCCTACGGATGCCGTGCAGTTGGACAACTACTTTCCCGGTGTCTCCAATGTCGTGCTGCGCGGCGGGTATGTGAAGCACGCCACGGGGTTCCCCGACGATGTAGAGACGCTGATGACCTACAGCGGCGGCACGACCGACCAGTTGTGGGCGGTGTCGGATGGCAAGTTCTACAACGCCACGGCTGCGGGGGTTATCGGCGCGGCGGCGGTCAGCGGGTTGTCCAACTCCAAGTGGGAATACACCAACATCACGACTTCCGGCGGTAACTATCTCTACGCCGCCAACGGGGTCAACACCCCGTATCTTTACAACGGCACTTCGTGGACAAGCATCACGGGCGTATCTACGCCTGCCATTACGGGCGTCACAACCACCACGCTCACCTCTCCGACGCTGTTCAAGAACCGGATGTGGTTCATCCAAAAGGACACGCTCAAGGCGTGGTACCTGCCGACCTCCAGCGTCGGCGGTGCAGCGCAGGTGTTAGACCTGTCCTCTATCGCGCGGCTCGGCGGCGTATTGGTGTCGATGGCATCGTGGACGATTGACGCGGGTTATGGTGTAGATGACAACCTCGTTTTTGTCACCGACAAGGGTGAGGTCATCGTTTATCGCGGGACTGACCCTTCATCGGCCTCGACATGGGCGTTGATTGGCGTGTGGATTGTGGGTTCGCCCATCGGCAACCGCTGCTTGATGAAGTACGGCGGCGATTTGCTCATCCTGACGCTTGATGGGCTTGTGCCGCTTGCCTCTGCGCTGCAATCCTCGCGGCTTGACCCCAACATCGCGCTGTCGGACAAGATTCAAGGCGCGTTTGCGGCGGCGGCTGCGACCTACGGCAGCAACTTCGGGTGGTGTATGTTGTACAACCCGAAGAACAACGCCCTTATCGTCAATGTCCCCGTGCGCGAGGGCGCGCAAGAGCAGTTCGTGATGAACAACATCACCAAAGCGTGGTGCAAGTTCACGGGGTGGAACGCCTTTCATTTCGGTTTGTTGGATGACACCCCGTATTTCGGGGCGGCGACCTTTGTGGCAAAGGCGTGGACGACGGGCAGCGATGGGTACATTGACGATGCCAACAACATCAACGGTCGGATACTGCAAGCCTTCAACTACTTTGAGACGCGCGGCGTAAAAAAGATTTTCACTCGCGCGCGGCCCTCTATCTTCAGCAACGGCACGCCTGCGGTGACGGTCGGCATCAATGTCGATTTCAACATTGCCGACAATGTGGCCCCTATTTCGTTCTCGCCGCCGACCACGGCGGTTTGGGACACCGCGCTTTGGGATACGGGCGTGTGGGGTTCAGACCTTGAGGTACAGAACAACTGGCAAGGCGTAACGGGCGTAGGGTTTTGCGGGGCTATCCAGTTCCAGAGCAGCAGCAAGAAACTGGCTATCCAATGGGCCTCAACTGACGTGGTGTATCAACTCGGATGGGCTGGCATATAACAAGCGGCCCCGATGTGGGCGAATGGGTATGCGACATCACGGGCGGCGGGTATCACGCTGAACGCTCCAACGCCATCGGGCTGCGTAAGGGCGATGAGTTGGTCTGCGGCGTGGTCTACGAGAACTGGAACGGGCGCAGCATCGTCTGCCACATCGCGTTCCTTGACCGCTTAACCCCGGCTTACATCGCCGCCATTTTCGACTATCCGTTCAATGTCTGTGGGGTTGACAAAATCATCGCCCCTGTGGGAAGCAAGAACGCGAAAGCGTTGTCGCTTGTGCGTAAAATGGGTTTCACCGAGGAAGCGCGAATCAAAGACGCCGACACCGACGGTGATGTTGTTTTCCTGACCATGACACGCGATGCGTGTCGTTTTTTAGGACACCGTTATGGGCAAAAAATCACCAGCACCGCCGCCAGCACCTGACTACGCGGGTGCGGCACAGCAGCAGGGCATCGCCAACCTAGAGGCAGCGCGGCTCACGGCGCGGCTGTCGAACCCCAATGTCATCACCCCGCTTGGCGGGCAGCGCGTGACCTTCGGTCGCCCGCAGTTCAACATGAACGCCTACAACGCCGCGATGGCAGACTGGCGTGCGCGTAACCCGCAGGCTCCCGGCGCACCTCCCACGGGCGCACCGCCGACCGGAACGCCGCCCCAAAGCGCTCCGATTGATACGGGCGGTGGCGCGTTCCAGCCCACGACGGGTGACGAAACCGCGCGCGTTGGCGAAGGTTTGTACGGCGACATGAAGCAAGGTGGTATGCCCGTTGGTCGGCGCGAAGCGTTGGGGCTGGACGATGGCCGCGAGTACACGCAGAACCGCGCTGACTTCACCACGCTGCCGTCAGGCGCGCAGGTTCCGACCGCTATGCTTATCGGCGGCAACCGCATTGATGCGTCTGGCATGGGGCCGGGAGCGGCAAACCGTGCAGCGCAGGGCTATGGCGGCGGGTACATGGGCGATGTAATGCCCACGCGCGAAATGTTCACCGAGATGGTGGACTTGGACACCCCAACGATTGAGCAATATCTCACCCCCGAGGCGCAGGCGACCCTTGAGGCGCAGCAGCGCGTTGAGCGTGCGCTGTCCGGTCTTGGCGAACAAGCCATCGGGCGCGTGTCGGACATTTACGCCACGAACTTCACCCCGCAAGGCATACCCGCGCAGCAGTTCAACTTTGGCGGCTACGGCAACCTGCCGACCCTTCCCGAGTTGCGCGGTGAAGCAAGGGCTGATGTATCCGCGCTCCCGGTCAACTTCGGCCCCACGGCGGGGCAGTACGGCATGGCTGCGGGTGGCCCCGCTGGCGTGCAGTTCGGCGGTTTGGACACCTCCGGCCTTGCCCCTGTGCAGACGGGGGTGGGCCAGTTCGGCACGGCGCAGGGTGGCCCAGCGGCGGGAACGCTGCAAGGGTTAAACCTGTCTGGTGTCGGCGGAGCGCAAGTCAATGTTACGCCGGGGCAGTTTGGGATGGCGCAAGGCGGGCCTTCGGGCATCGGCGCATCCACGCTCGACACCTCCGGTCTTGGCATGGCGGGCGGTGGGCCGGGCGGCGGTGCGTTCGGCGCAGCGCAAGGCGGCGTAAGCGCGCCGTCGCTTCGCGGTCAGTACGACCTAACAGGCGTGGGCGATGTGGCCCGTGCGCCGGAGGCTGCTGCGGCGATGCAGGGTGGCCCTGCCGCCCCGACACTTCAAGGCCAGTTGGACACCTCACAACTCGCCGCGATGCCCGTTAACGCGGGTATGACGGCGCAGCAAGCCATCATGTCGCGCCTTGAGCCGCAGTTGCAGCGTCAGCGGGCGCAATTGGAGACCCAACTCGCCAATCAGGGTCTGGTGCGCGGCGGCGAGGCGTACAACGCCGCTGTTCAAGAGCAGGCGCAACGCGAAAACGACCTGCGGACGCAAGCCGCGCTACAGGGCTTGAGCCTCGATATGGCGGCTCGTCAGCAGGGGCTAGGCGAGGCACAGGCATTGGGTGGCTTTGCTAACCAAGCGGCTCTGGCGGGCTTTGGCGCGGGGCAACAGGCCACGGCAGCGCAGAACGCGGCAGCGCAGCAGAACTTCCAGAACGCTTTGGCGCGTCAGGCTGCGGAGAACCAAGCGCAGCAGCAGGCTTTCGGGCAGCGGGCGCAGGCGGGGCAGTTCGGCAACGAGGCGCAGTTGGCGGCGTTCCAAGCGGCCCTTCAGAGTCAAGCGGCGGGCAATCAGGCCATCGGGCAAAACTTCGGTCAAGCGCAGGCCGCGCAGGCGATGGCGAATCAAGCGCAAGCGCAGAACTTCCAGCAGCGGTTGGCATCGGGTGAGTTTGGGCGGCAGGGTCAGTTAGCAGCGTTCCAGACGGCGCAACAGGCACAACAAGCACAAAACGCAGCGATGGCGCAGAACTTCCAGCAAGCCATGGCGGTTGACGAGGCTGCACGGGCCGCGCAAGCGCAGCGGTTTGGTCAGGCTGTTACGGGAACGCAGGTTGGTGCTGCGCTGACGGGTCAGCAATTTGAGATGGGTCAGCAGGCGCAACAAGCGCAGAACGCTGCTATCGCCCAAAACGCGCAGATTGCGCTTCAGTCGGGTCAGTTTGCCAACCAAGCACAGGCGCAGCAGTTCGCGCAGCGGCTTGCGGCGGGTGAATTCGGGCGCGAGGCGCAAATGGCCTCGTTCCAGACTGGACAGGCAGCGCAGGAAGCCGTTAACCGTGCCATCGCGCAGAACTTCCAACAGGGTATCGGCGCGGCGGGTGCGTACAACACGGCTGCGGCACAGCAGTTCGGGCAGAACATGGACATCGCGGGGCTTTACAATGCCGCCCTCGCGCAGAACCAACAGGCGGCGTTGCAGCAGGCGCAGGCGCAAGCGGCTCTCCAAGCGCAAGGGTTCAACCAAGCGCAAGCAGCGGCGAACTTCCTTAACGCGCAGCGACAGGCGGCGATACAAGAACAGTTGGCGTTGCGCTCGCAGCCGCTTAACGAGATTGCCGCCATCATGGGTGGCGCGCAAGTGCAGATGCCGCAGTTCCAAGCCTATCAGGGCGCAGAGGTTGGGGCGGCTCCCATCTTCGGCGCTACGCAGGCGGCGGGCAATTTCGCGCAACAGAACTACCAAAACCAAGTTGGCGCATACAACGCCCGCATGGGGCTGTACGGTAGCCTTGCTGGTGCGGCAGGCGCGGCGGCGGGTGGTGGCTTCTTCGGTAAAGGATTTGGTGGATAATGAGAACTCCATATCAGTCTTTTAACGCTCCCCCAACCATGAACGGCGGTCGTGGTCAGCGCATGGCGCGGATGCTCCAGATGCAGGGCCAGAGCCAGCAAATCAGCAACAACGCAGGGGCGCAGACGGATATGCAGTACACGCCCCCGCAGAACGCTGCGGATGTGAACCGTGCGCCCCGTCAGTTCCTGCGCCAGTACCCCAAGATGCCGAAGTCGCCGGGGATGACCAACCCGCAGGGTGGCCCCGACCGGGGAGGGTTTGAGAATGGCTGACGGACGCTACGAAACAGTCTCGACCTTCGTTTTGCCCAACGAGTACCAGCGGCAAGCCGCCGAGGCGCGCCGTCGCCGCCGTATGGCTGAACTGATGGCGCAGCAGGCATACCAACCGGGTGACATCCAGAACGCCCCCATCCCCGCCGCTGCGCCTCTGGTGCAGGGTCTGCAAGCGTTCCTCGCCGCCCGTGGCGCACGCAAGGCCGAGGAAGCCGAGGAGAGCGCACAAGAGGCGCAAACGCGAGAGGCGCGCCAGTTCCTCAAAGCATTGACGGAGGAAGATACCGTCACGGAGGCCAAGCAGCCGGATATGCCGATGGGTACTCCGACCGTCACCGCGCCACAGTTGGAGGGCGGTCGCATCACGGCCCCTGCTCAAATCGACGTTGGCGCACCCCCGCCGATGGAAGCCCCGCAGGTGCAGTTGTCGCGCTATGGCAATCTGACGCAAGGCCAGCGGCGTGCGCTTGCCCTTGAGGGCGTGCTGACTAGCCAGAACCCGCTTGTGCAGAAAATCGGGCAGATGCAGTACGCGGCGATGCAGCCGCAACGGCCCGAAATCGGCGCGGTCAGCCCTGCTGACTTTACGCCCGAAAGCCTTGCGGAGTATCAGCGCACGGGCAACTTTGGCGTGTTGAAACTGCGCGAGCAGCCCGTTAAAGCCCCTACCACGGAGGGCGGCATGATGTGGGATGCCGCGCAAGGCAAGTTTGTAGATATTCCCGGTTATGAGGCACAGCAAGGGCGCATTGCTGCGGCCAAGCGTCCTGATGTGGTCGTGCGTGATGCCGCGTCAAAAGGCCCAAGCGAATCTGCTATGTGGCGAGCCGAAGATAAGTTGCGTGGCGATTTTGAAGAAATCACCGCGCCGTTTAGGGCGCAACTTGCCGAAACGCAAAAAATTACAGACATTTTCAAAAATTACGGCAACGACGCAAAGGCGATTGCGGCAATTCCGCAGCAGTCGCTGGTTATCTTGCTTAACAAATTTCTTGACCCTACTTCGGTCGTGCGTGAGGGCGAGTTCAATCGCGTAGTTGAGGCGCAAGGGCTTGAGGCTCGCGCCAGAAACTATATTGCCCGCATCATGGAAGGCAAGCCGCTTGATGTAAGCGCAATCAATCAGATTGCCGACCTTGCCAAGTTGTACGAGCGGGCCGCTGACGCAAAAATTCGTCAGTACGCGGGCGAATACTCCACGATTGCCGAGACTCGCGGGTTGGATGTTGGTACTGTCATCACCAACCCAAACTATCGTCCGCGCAAAAAGATTGCCGACGAAGATGTTGAGGTGCAGTAATGGCTGAAATCAAAGAAGGCACCATCGGACGGCACAAGAAAACTGGGGAGCAACTCATCCGGCGCAACGGGGAGTGGGTTCCGCTTGAGTCTGCACCAATCCAAGCGGGTAGCCCCGCCGCTGCCGCGATGACACATACAACCGCAGCACAGCCCTCTGCTGAAGCGCGTGGCCCGACTCCGTTTACGGTTGACCGTGATACTGGCGCGATGCGTCCGCTATCTGGAATGGAAAAGTTCCGTTACGGTTTCGGGCTTGGTGCGCGCAACATCGGGTTAAACCTTGCCGAAATGCTTGGGGTGACCTCTCCCGAGCGCGTCCGTGAAGCGCAGAAAGAGGCGGCTCCCATCACGGGACAGTTTCCCGGCAATGTTGGAGCCTTCGCTGGAGAGACTGGAATGTTGCTTCCTGTCGGCATGGGCGTTGGCGGCATGGCTACGCGCATGGGCATGGCCCCGCGTGGCGTGTTGGCTGGTGTCACGGAAGGCGGCGTGCAGGGCGCTGTGGCTGCTGGGCCTGATGACCCTTCAACCGAAAGCAGCGAGCGCCTTATGGGGCTTGGCGTGGGCGCGGCTACGGGTGGTGCGTTGCCGTCTGCAAAGCGCATGGCGCAGATGCTTGCGACCGGGCGCGACATGACCCCTGCTGCGCGAAGGCTGACCGAGCGCGGCGTTGACCTTACGCCGGGGCAGATGCAGCCCGAAAGCACCTACGGACAGATTGAAGAAGCCATGATGGCGATACCGGGGATTGGCCCACGCATCAAAGCCGCGCGCGAGCGCGGGTGGACGCAGACGCAGAACTTGATTGCACAAGAAGCCGCCCCTCCCGGCTTTACGATGCAGCCGCGCCAAGACCCGCAGGCTATGTTTCGTGACCTGATTGACGCTTATGACAAAGCGTATGAGGTCGGTAAAGGATTCCCCGTTTCTCCGCGCATCATGCGGATGCAGGGAAAGGATGTCCCGCTGTCTGACGCGTTGAAGGTTCCTGCTAGGGCGTTTGGTGATGATGCTTCGCGCAAGTACGCCAATTCGTTTTTGGCAAACGAGTGGAGTGCGCTGCGTGGGCGGCAGTTGCAGAGCGATGACCTGTTTGCGCTGCGGTCGCGCATCCGCGCCAAAGCGCGTGACCTTCGCCAAAACAAGAACGCGCCGTTTGAGGCTGCGGATATGCTCGAAAGTGCTGAAAAGCGCGTGACGGAAGCATTGGAATCGCAGTTGCCGCCCGATGTAATGCGGCAGATTCGCGCTATTGATGGCAAGTACGGCAACTTCAAAGTTGTCGAGGGCGCGTTGTTCCGCGCTGGCGACAGGGAAGGTGGGTTTACCCCCGCGCAATTCTCGCAGGAAGTGCGGCAAGGGGCGCAGTCGCGCATGGGCTACGCTGCGGGCGGCGGTCGGATGCGTAACATCGCTTCTGCGGGTCGAGAAGTGTTTGAGAACCGCCAGCCGCAGACGGGTCGATTGATGTTGACTGCTGCACCTGTTGTTGGTGCGGGCGGTGCTGCTGCTACTTTTGGCGGGCTTCCCGGTGCGCTTGCTGCGGGTGCGTTTACTGGTGCGGCTGCGTTGCCTTATCTTCGGAACGCGGCAGGCGATGTGGCGCGTGATGTTCTTGTTGGTCGCACCGCACCTCAAGTTGCGCTGCGTAATGTCCAACGCAAGATACGCCGAAACTTTACGCCGCAAGAGCGTGAAACGGTGGCGCGTTTATTGGCAACACAAGGTATCGTTCTTGGCGCAACGCCGGAAGAACAGGAGTAAGGCAGATGTCCTACAACGGCTCGGGTACATTCCTCATCAACACGGCAGGTCAGCCTGTCGTATCGGGTACGACAGTCTCGTCCACGGCGTTCAACGCCCTGACGGCTGACCTTGCAACTGGCCTCTCGACCGCCATTACGAAGGACGGTCAGACAACGGTTACCGCCAACATCCCGATGTCCACCTACAAGTTCACGGGTCTGGGGGCGGGGTCTGCCGCCACGGACTCTGCGAACCTGTCGCAGGTGCAGTCCACGGTCACCAAACTGCTTACGAGCGTCTCTGGGACGGACACCATCACGGCGGTAGGTGCGCCTGTGGTCGCCGCCTACGCCGCTGGGCAGATGTTCTACTTCGTCGCAGCGGGTGACAACACGGGCGCGGTGACGCTGAACATCGACTCGCTCGGCGCAAAGGCTGTGACCCGTGACGGGTCTGTAGCCCTTGCTGCGGGTGACATCAAGAGCGGCGAGGTGGTGGTGGTCGTTTATGACGGCACGCGCTTTCAAGTCGTCTCGCAGTTGAACAGCGCGGGTGATGCGCGGTTTGCCAATGTGTCTATCGCTTCGTCGCTCTATGTCGGCGGCGTGGCTACCATCGTCGGCAACGCTGGCTTTAGTGCCAATGTCTCCATCACCTCTGCGCTGTCCGTGGGCGGTGCGGCGACGATTACGGGCGCGACCACGGTGGGCGGTGCGCTCACCCTCTCCGGCGGCACCGCCAACGGCGTGCTGTATCTGAACGGCTCGAAGGCGGCGACGAGCGGGAGTGCGCTGACCTTCAACGGCACAAATCTCATCAACACGGCGGGGTATGTCAGCGCGGCAACGAATTTTCGGTTGAGTAACGCTTCGTTTTACCGAGTTGCAGACCAAAGCCCCGGCGGTTTTGTTGGTGGATACAACATCAAAAGCGACGGTTCGACGGGCGCGCAACATGACAGCACTGGCTCTGTCGCCGGTTTTGGTGTTTATCTTGACGCTCTGACTTGGTACGCCGGGGGTTCTGCTGCGGCAAACACGGTTGCTCCAGAGCGTATGCGCCTCACCAGCGCAGGCAACCTCGGCATCGGGACAAGTTCGCCTGCCCAAAGGCTAGAAGTTTTTGGCGCAAGCAATGGTGCGGCAAACACATACATTCGCGTCACGGCAAATATTGCGTCTGGATACGAAACAGGGTTGCAGTTCTTCCGCAACGGCGGGTCAATTGTCAACGCGCAAATTGCAGCAACGACTGAAGTTGGGAACGACTTCGGAAGGCTGACCTTTTCCACGGCAAACGCAGGCACGCTCACCGAGCGTATGCGCCTAGACAGCAGCGGCAACCTCGGCATCGGGACGACTTCGCCGGGGTCGCGCCTTGAGGTCAACGGCACCTCAAACCTCGGCGGCACGGCTGCGGCTGCGCGTGTGGGCCTCGGTGTGTTCAGCGCGGGCGTGGCGTCCATCTCGACGAGCGGCGCGAACGACCTGCATGTCGGCACGACGAACGCCTCTGCGGCGTTCCGCGTCTACACGAACAACTCCGAGCGGTTGCAGGTCACGGGCGACGGCAATTATTCAATCGGCAACGCGCAGTTTGGCGGCGGCGTTCGTGTCGTCGGCATCATCAACGCGACGACCGTTCCAACAACCAACCCCACGGGCGGCGGCATCCTCTATGTCGAGGCAGGCGCGCTCAAGTATCGCGGCAGCAGCGGCACCGTCACCACCATCGCCAACGCATAAGGAGCAACGCATGGACATCAACTGGAACATCAGCCGCCTCGACTGCATCCCGAACCTCAACGGCACGGACTATGT